ATGGAAAGGAACTGGAAACCATTACTTGTATTAGTATTATTTCTTTTAGCATTTTTTGGTCTACTAAAAATATTTTGGCAAACGCCTATGTTTGCTTTGGGTTCTATATCACTAGTACTAACAGTATTGGCTGGTACGAACTTTGTTGCTAATAACCTTCAAAAACTTGTATTAAAAAATGGTGGGAAACCAATAGATATTTGGTGCGTATGTAGTATTGTGATAGCAGTAGTATCCATTTTCTTTGCATGGCATTTTGACTATGCTGGCTCTGATGAATCTATCTATTACTGCATCTTAATCGCATTTTTGACAGTAATAGTATTAATAGACATGAAACTAGGAAATAAGAAGCAAAATAAACCCCAAGTAGAAATTTATGATATTCATGATGAAAATGATGAAATTACCTTTAAAGCAAAAATAAACAAAAAAGCCCCATAAGGGGCTTTCTTAGCTTCCACCAACCATGATAAGCAGTACTTGCAGTAGCTGCCCCAGCGGAACCTGAATTACTACAATACCAAATGCATCAAGTACAGGTACAATGATCCAGTTGTAGAGGATAATTAAGGTAATCACGAAACCGAGAGCGTTACGCCAGTGAAAGGTAACTTTCTCGATTTCTTCTTTGTTGGTTTCTATCTGTCCGTCTGCTTTAGTTTGAGTAACTTCTTTTTCGATAGTCTTCTTCTTTAGAAAGAAGTCCATTCCTGTTTTTACTAACTCAATTAATATACTAATCATTTTGTGATATCCTTTAGTATCTGACAAACACAAGAATATACGCGATGACCTTTGAAGATATGGTTATAAGAATATAGTACCGTTACTTCTACAGCTTCATTGAGTAGTTCAATAGCTATAACATCACCTTCATTTACACGAGGTGTATTATCATGATTGAAACTATACACTACTAAATTTCCTTGTTCTTTATCTACTTTCTTTTTTATATATTTGCTTCCAGACAGTGCGTTGTCATAAGGTATCGTAACACTTACTGGTTGAATGGATTGAAAAGAGAAGTCTGTTAATACAGAGTGATCGTAACAGGGAAATTGTTCTAAGTCTTTCATCTTAATTTCTCCAGCGGTAATCAAAAGCACCGCGTAAACTTCTTAATTGTTCTATTACTTTTTGTTCGGTTTCATCATAAAAATCGAAAATACGCTTCCTACCTACTGAACCGTAATAGCCTATTACTCTCTGCTCGCGTGCCAGTTTAGGGTTACGCTTTGAGGATTTCTTAGTAGTATCGATTAGGTAGATATTCCCGTTTTTACTTTTGACCTTCTTATATTTATTGTTCTTAGAGCGTGAACGTAGTTGTACTATGTTCCCCTGCTTCGTTAACTTAGCATTCTGGTAAGGAATGATTTTCGATTCTGTACGGTTAGAGTAGCTAGAATCTAAGACGTACTTAAGATAGGAAGTTTGACTAGGCAGTACTATGATCCGGTTTACAGTCTCAAACTCATTTACCTTCTGGTATTTGAATATCATACTTCTACCTGTGAACGGTACTACCCCACCTTTTACTTCCTGGTTAATCTTTGCCTGCATCTGGTTAGTTACAGTACGCATTCTAGTACTTAATTCTTTCTTGAATTGCTGCCCTATTCGTGGGCTATTCTTGTTTATGAATCTCTTCATATCATTGGGACTATTGCCCCTACGCCATGCCATTACTGTAATTCCTCTATCAATGTTTGCAGTACTCCAAACAACTCGTATCTGTCTTTTGGGAAACGTGCCTTACACATTACGGCTTTGTTAAGATTGTTGGCTTGTAGTCCAAAGTAGCAAATCAATGCAGCTTCTATTAGTGCTGCTTCATTACTGGTCTGGAAACACCATAGAATGGATTTCTCATAATCACATCCTTCATCAATCATTTGATTAACGCTCCTGCTACTACTGGTATATTTTTTCCAGTCGCTACATTGGGTGGTACTGGTAAGCTTTTTAATATCTTTTAATTTTTTATAAACGTGCTTCATACCGATGTAAAAACTACCATCATCAAACCTAATAACATAGACAAACGCAGCGTAACGCCCACTGTCAACTTCTGATACATCCCATTGCTCTGGGTTATTAACTCCCCAGCTTTTTGTAATTCTCATAATAAATACTCCTATATGGAATATTTATGAGGAATTACTTAAATGGATTTACAATATAGATTAAAAGAATATGAAGGTACTAAACAGTATCAAGCTAAGATGAAGTACTTCAGAGATGGAAAGTTTTACCCGTACAAGGATTCGTTAGGATTTAGTACTATTGGGTACGGTCACTTAATGTTAGGTGACATTGACTATTCAGAAGGCATTACCGAAGCTCAAGCTGATGCATTACTTGAGAATGATATTCAGAAAGCAAAATATGAGTACAAGTCATTAGGATTAGATGTACCGTCTGATTGGGAAGATTTTCTAATTATTATGATCTTTCAGCTAGGCTTAGGCGGCGTGAAAAAGTTTAAAAAGATGTTAGAAGCTCTACGAGTACAGAACTATAAAGAAGCCGTAGTACAGGCAAAGGATTCGCTTTGGTACAGACAGACACCATACAGAATCATGGATATGATTGCACAACTTAAAAACAAATAACAAAAGGGGCTTATGCCCCTTTAGTGTTTTCTAGAATTGTTAAAATCCGCTCAACCTTTAAATTCATTGCATTAATCTGATCTTCAAGAATTTTCAATGTCTTTTTCATTTCGGCATTTTCGGTTTCTAATCTATTAATACTATTTTCTGCAAGAGCAATTTTAGTTTCTATTTGACCTACTCTATCAAGTAGATCTTCTGTATCAGTTGTTTTATCACGGTAGACAGTCCATAAAAAAGCCATACCCGCAACAATGCAAGCCGCACAAGCTACGATTGTACCTAGATCCATTTCTGACCTCGTTGTTATAATTATTATAATGGGGTTAACCCAATTTATTTATCCATTACTTACTGGATTTTCACCCGCACGGTAAAGCATAATATCTAATCTATCATCTACTACCTTACCGATACCAATAGCACAACTACCAGTACGATCATCTTGTGCCGTTACATAGATATAATTCATTTTGCCACGACCTACAGCCGGAATTAGAATATTATCAACTGCATATACATAAGGTGCATACTTACCACCAGTACCAGCATCAAAATCTAAAAGTAGCCGATTAGCAATGCCATCACCGCCAATGTAAACTTGAAATCTATTCCATTTCCATGCACCTAAAATTAGATTAATATTACTATTCATTATACGGTCAAAATCTTCGCCGTTGATACGTAGAGCTGTATATAGATGATTCGCTATAGGGGTTGTACCCCATATGTTAGGACTACGATCTACTCCGCTTGTTTGTGGACGACACTGATCGCCTAAAATCCTTGCAGCAGATAGAGTACCTCTAATAGTACAGCTATCATTAATAATCACGTTATCTAAAGTACCAGAAGTTGCCTGAATATTACCTCTGACATTCACGTTACCAAAGTTTGCAGTCCCGTTCTTATTAATCATCCAACCATTAACACCATCCCAGTTAGTACTTTGTAGCTGTTGAGATATTTTAGCTGAATCAATAATACCATCCTGAAGGTGAAAATTAAGTACGCTCAATTGTGCAATTTTTGAACTGTCGATTGCGGCATTCTGTATCTTCGCTCGTGAGACGCTTAGATCATTTATCATTGCTTCATTAATTGATGCAGTGGCAATAACTGCCGAATTGATAAAGGTCTTCCCGTTCTGTACTACAAATGGGTAAACTTTATCGCTTAGTTTTGCAGAGTCAGTACTGATAACGCTAAAACGATCTGCCATAACAGTAAACACAGAATCCTTTTCATCTGCTGCTAAAGCGATACCTGTAACGTTACCGTTATTACTTACCTGTACCTGCCAGCGTGAACCTAATTCATCTACGATCTGTTTCTCAACAATCCCAGTAGCTACATCACTGTTTAATAAACTATCAATTACATCGTCATTGAGCTTACTATACGGCACTTTAGTATTCTGGTTAAAACCAATTGTAGGCGACCAAACTAACTCATCCTGCCCAAACACATCATAGGCTGCAACACGAGCGAACCACGAACCATCATCGATACCAAATGAAGTACTGTAACGGTTAGTACTACTGAAGTACTTAGAACCAGAACTAAATCCCTCATCTAATGCGATCTGCATTACGATCCCAGCGTAATCAGGAATGTTCGATTCTGTCCAATCAATGAATACTGAATCAAATCCGCTTTTTAAATTAATACCCAACAATTGTGGATGCTGTGGGTTGTTAACTTCGATCTGTACTTCTTCTGAGTAGATGCCAGTACCCCAACCATGTGCAATAATGCCGAATACACGATAACGGTTCAGACCGTCGCTAGTGTTCATTGCAAAGGTATATGTCCAAGTGTTAGTAGTTGTATAGTACGAGGTAATATAATTACGGTAACGGTCATATACTCTAATCTCATACATCTTAAAAAAGTCTGCAAAAGTCTTACCATTAACTACAGTAGAACTTTGATCATCCCATCTGAAAATAAAATCTTGTGCGTATGTCTGGTTCAAACCTATATCATCATTTACCATATCGAGATTAGTTATCTTTGGTAATGCAAAGATGACTTGTGGCATCTGATTATAGATAGCTACTAGTTCTGATGAATATCCTAGAGTATTATAAGCCTCAATACCAAAATCATATTGAACACCATATACAAGATTTAAAATCTCATAACTTGTTGTGTACTTCCCAACATCACCAACACTAACCCATGTAGATGAGTCGCTACGCTTATAACGGATTTTGTAACCACGTACCGAAGTATCCTGACTTATATCCCATGTTAATAGTACTGTATTACCTGAAGCCGTAGCCCCTAAACGCTGTGCTCTGAGATTACTTGGCGGTGCAACATACGTTGGATTAGGTAAATTGGTTAAACCTTCCTGTGGGAACCGTCCCGGATCTTTTCCCTGATAGATACCGTCATCGTAACTGGTAGCAGTGATTTGGATAATACCCGATTTATCTACTGTCATAGGTACAGTACGAGAAACTACGCGGTACTTATTATTAACTAAGCCAGCCTCTTTAAAACTGATGGTGAACACATCAAATACTTTCATATCTGTAACGTAAGTATTGAAGGTAATAGTGTTACTGATGTACTTAGATTTTAAAAGTTCGATGTTACTTAAAGTAGCTAACTGTGTTTTGTCCTGAATCCATTTGTAGTTTAAATCTTTCTTAATTATATAGCCGTCTTTAACTACCGTTTCATTATTGATTGCATCACTAGGATATCGAATAATATCTTCAGAATAATCGTTATCTGGATTCGTGTAAGTACTGTCCATAGTATTCACATATTCAGATTTCGTACCTGTAGTAATATTCACGCTACCGATAATGCTGCTTTCATCAAAATGCTGAACAGGAATATCTGGTGCGTCAACCGAAAGATACAGTACACCGTTTGATTCATATAGAATGCCACCAAACGTACTTAAAATCGCTTCTATGTTTTCTTTATAAGACTTGTCATACTGAACAGAACCATTTGAATAGAAGTGGTTAGCCTTACAGTAGTTAGCCATATTGCGGAAACTAGTAATATCGATATCATTAGGGTTCAGACCAAAACCAAATTCTGTATTAGTTATAAAATCATAAAGCTGGCTAGGAGGATTCGACGTTGGTTTTTTAATATTATCTGTAAGATCATAAATGAGACGCCCTTTCATTTCTAATGAGAGCGTATAGTTCATATTAGGTAGAATCCCATCAATTAGGGAATCGTTAGTTTTCTTGATAACAGTACAGATCTGTACAAGACCATCACCACGCATATCATCAGTCCAGCGACTGCCGCCATACTGACGTGCTAGGGTCATTGAACCACCATAAGAAGGCTTACCGAAACGTACTTCTATCTGGAGATAATTACGGAATTTTGGCAGTAACATAGACTGGGGTAACTGCCCTTCTGCCGTAATAAATGCCCCATCTACAAGTACTGGTGCATTATCGATATAAATTTGTTTGATTACACCGCCACCTTCAGTACCTGCACCTGGTTCTAAGCCGATCTCACCAATACTAATTGCATGTACTGTGCATAGCTGGTTTGAAGTACCGTTATAAACGTTTTGCCATGCGACTATTGACCCTACTTTTACATAGGCTTCATCTAAATTATTTCGGTTAGACCCCCCATACACGATGGGTACGCCAGTACTTGGACTCGATGACCGGGCGTTACTACTTCCAGTACTGGGATATGAAACACCTGATTGCCCGATGTTCATCATCATTGATGATGAGATGTAACTGAGTGCTGCCGTTCCAATACCAATTGCTACTACTGCAAGTGTCGCTAGTCCTGCGGCATAGGCGGCTGCCGCCGCTGAAGCACCTGCTATCAGTGCAACACCTAAAGCTGCTACTGCCATGTTTATTACTCCCCTGTAAATCTATAAATTTTTTGTTTTTCAATTGGGAAGTAATAAGAAATGGTATAGTGTGTTTTATCTTCTGAAAGTACTACTACCTTGCCCCGCCAGTACACCGTACAATGGCCTGATGTAATAATAATATCCCCGTCTAATGGTTCTTCTACTAATGACCCTTTCTCTTTACATAACCCTAATAAAGTAGAAAACGAGCAATTATCTTTTGCATATTTTCTACCTGCTGATGCTGTTTTATACTTCTGATAGATTTCATCACGGTAATTAGAACCTGTGATCATATCAATAATGGTAAGCACCATAATATGGCAATCATTCTCACCGTACACTAATGGCTGTCCTGCCAAACTACTGAGATACTCAGTGATAAATCCGTTTTTCATTATTTCTTGCTACTTTTCCAGTTTTGCTCGCTTGCATTTAAAATACCGATTAGGTCAAAGAATTTATCTCCTGGATGCATACTTTGATGAATACTGGTACTTGCTAGTAAGCGTTGTGTTTGATCTAGTTTCTTCCATATACTATTCAGATTAACGGTTGTAGTACTGGTTGTGTCAGTACCCTGTACGCTAAAATCAGAGCTGAAGTAATCGATATAGCCGCTAAATATCCTGTAGGCATATAGTATTGAACCGTCTGCTGGATTAACTATGCCCATCCAGATATTAACTTTTGCATCATTCCATAAGCCCCGTAATGCCATCGATAGATAATCCTGGCTTACGTTACTAACTTTGAAGGTTGTACCGTTGTTATTGATCTGGTTCTTTTCAACATAGTTAGCGAAACTTGAATCTAGGAAATCTGGTACTGACTTATAGACGATACCGTTATAGTTCTGGTCTGCAATCGAATCTGTAAGATAGATATTGCTTCCCTGAGCTGGTAAAAGATCTACCAGCTTAACCATAATCCCACACTGATATAATTCTTTTTCGGTGAGAGTACTTTTATTGTCACCTCTCATCATGTTCCAGTAGTTTACTAATACTGGATTATTTAATACATTATTTGGAATTGACATATTAACCTCTGATATTTTCAGTGGCTTGTATAGTCACTTCCATTACGTTAGTACTGGGATATTGATAGGTTGAGTTCTGAGGCGTTAGAATGAATGAACCTTGTAGATTGTCATAGTTCATTACTTCACTCGTCTGGATGGCTCTGGTCAAGCCTGGAAAAATAGTAAGTGTAAAACCATTGTTACCTACTACTTTATAAAGTTTTTTGTGTCCATTGAACTGTACTAGGCTACCAACCTCTAAACTGTTTTGTGTAACTGCAATTGAAGTTGCACCTATTGAACGTGCGGCTGTGGCCTGAATAGCTCCAGTATGTGAACCAACGTATGATCCCCACCACCCTAGCGGCATATCAAACGGTTTACCCTGTGCATACAGTGCATAAAAGTTTGCTAGTTCTGCTCTTGTCTTTCTGTTCAACGTAACTTTAAAGCTAACGGAATAGTACTGAACTCCAACAATACGGGTAATAGTTTCACCCGACCATGTTTGATTCTGATACTGTGGAATGTTGTCTGATAGCATAAAGTCGCTGATTAATGCGTTATTCAACATATTAATAGTCCTTTATTAATAAGCCCACTTCCTGTGGGCTATATTTTATTTACTTGATTTTTGAGAATCACGAATAGCTTTGATAATAGTTTCTGCATGTCGATCATAGATACACTCACAATTACAAACTTCTTCAGTTTTGCCATTAACATACTTAACTTCAAAATCACCTGTAGTATATAATTTCTCATGATTATAGTTTGGAGAAGAGTGCACATTAATTTTCTTCATTTTATTGTTCCTTTATTAATAAGCCCACTTCCTGCGGGCTATATTATATTTATACGTTTTTCTTCTGAGACTTACGAATAACCTGTACAAGCGTATCGGCGTGTTTGTCACACATACTCTGAAATTTAGAATCTGTTAGCTCACCACTGTTCTGAATGATTAGAGGTGCATCGATTTTGATTTCTCCAGTACTGCTACTGTCCTGATTGCTCAAGTACTTTGTAAGATCCTGGTTAAGAGATTTGCCTACAACACGTTCGCCTTTTTCAAGGTTATACGTACCAGTACTGGGTAAAGAGTCCCATCCGTCATGTGCCTGGCCCTGGATCTTAGTACCTTTGATAGTACTCATGATCTTTGCACCCTCTGCCGCGACTTTTAAGCCAGCAGGGATACCAGCAGGCCACCCAAGTTTCATGGCCTCAGATACACCCTGTTGAATGTTGATCATGCTCTGGGCTACTGCGATACCTTTAGATACTGCAAACGCTGCAACAGCTGCGGCATTACTTTCTCCGAATGCACCCGCCATCATAGTTCCAAGATCCTGTGCACCAGTTGCATACATACCTAGCGTTTTGTTTGCTGCATCGATGTTAGCTTGTGCGATCTTGTTACTGGTGGCATCGTTGATTGCTGCCATGCGATCTTGATACTCCTGATACCCCTGTAACTTAGATTCATAGAGCTGCTGATTTAGGGCTAGTTCTGCCTGTCCGTCAGTACTGATCTTATCGAGAGTACTTTGCCCGGCTGTCATCTGGAACGGATCGGTAGTATCAATACCTAATCGTTGGTTCTGTGCGTTCTGTATGTCTGTGAGTTGATTACCGCTTACGTTACCGCCGCCGATAGCTGCAATGTTCTGAGCTAGTTTCTTAGGATCTGACTCATTCAACATAGATTCAGTCATTTCCTTGAACATACGCTTACGGGACTCGTACTGACCTTTAAGCATCTCTGTAACTTCTGCCTCAGAAGTACCTAACGTTTTAGCACTCTCACGTATACGGGTTTCGATTGCGTCTTGTTGTTCATTGAACTGCTGTACCTGTACCTGAGCACCAGAACCGGCGATAGCGTTGATGGTTTGCTGTAGTACCTTCTGAGCCTGTATGCGTTTAGCTTCTACTTGCTTCTGGGCAGCTTCTGCTTTCTTCGCTTCGGCCTCAGATTTTTTTTGTGCAGCTTCTGCCGCTTTATCTTCATCGGCTGTAAGACTCTTAACGAGATCTGCACGTTTCTTCTTGTAGCCTTCAGTAAGAGTATCGATATCAGTTTGCATAGCAGTACTGTTACCGCCATAGCTACGTAAGAGACTTTTCTCTATCGCGTCTTTAGTCTGCTTGTACTGTACATCAAGAGCATCGATAGAAGCCTGTGTTGCCTGTTTCGCTGTCTGGAAGGTTTTCATAGAAGCACTGATAGTACTTTTATCAACACCTTTATTATATTCAGTGATAGTACTTTTAAGATTATCTAAGTTGGCCTGTGCTAACCCTACGGCAAAATTTAAATTATTATTGAGTTGCTTAGAGTCTTTTTCGCTTTGGGCTACCAATTGTTGACCAAAGATAGAACTATTTTTTAATAGATTTTGTTGAAAACCTTGTTGATAGGTCTTAACTCTATCTATCCCCTCTTGACCAGTTGCAACGGCTGCGGCGGCTACTGGCTTACTGTTAAGGATACGGGTCATTAGATTTAAAATATCAGCAAGATTACTGGCAATAGGTGCGATAGCAGAGTTATTCCATTTTTCCCATGCAATACTTAATGTTGCAGTACTAGCACGATACTTCTCAAACGCTGCACTTTGTTCTTCAGTTAGCTGTATTTGTTGAGTACTTAATTTATTATTATATTCCTGCTCAGAATTATATTGTTTCAGTACTGTTAGCCTTTTGGCTGCATCACTACCCATAGTCTCAAACATATTGACCATTTGAGAATTGCTTAAGCCTTGTGCCTTAGCTGCAAAGTAGATATGTGCATAAACATCTTCGCCAGCATCTGCCATCTTTTGTAATTCCAGTACGTTCAACTTCAACGGCTGGATAACATCAGTAAGCATACTTCCCGCACCGTTTGTGAGAGCATCCCCTATTCGGTCTTTCAAGTCTTTCTGCTGATCGGCTACGTTCTCAATAGTTAAGCCAACTGCGGCATACATATTAGCCATTTGTTGTAACTGAGTAATGCCCATTTGGGACAATGATCCGGCTTGAAAAATTTCAAAAGCCTTTTCTGATTGAGCTGCTACTTTTGCCATAGTACCAGCAATTGCTAAACCAGCTACTCCTACTGCCCCTGCAAGGCTTCCAACTGCTATTTGAGTTTGTGATAGACCAGCAGTAATCCCAGAGAAAGAACCCCCTGCCCTGGTACTAAAATCTCCAATACTATTTGCTGCACTTTTTAATGATCTCTGAAGTCCCGTTTCATCACCCCTGATTTCAAATATCATTGATTGTGTATTACTCTGTGCCATCCTTGTTAACCCCCATCCATGTGAGCATATTATTTTTCTGTTGTTGTGCGATCCGTTTCTCGCGTTCTGCTTGCTGTTCGCTTATTGTCTTATTAGATATTAGATTCAATGAATCAAGTTCATGAATACTGAACTTCTTGATATCTTCTTTCTTGACATTGCCAGTACTTAACCATAAAGCCTGTAATATTTCTGCATGGCGTATTTGGTCAATCTGGGCAGAATCAGGATTAACAGCTTCGTTATAAATTAGTAGGTAGTAAAATAACAAAATGGGCATGGTGTAGAGTTCTTCCACACCACACCCATTTTTATTAAGAAGTGATAACCCTAGTTTAAGAATCGGATCGCGTCTTACTTTGCTTCTACATCTTCTGGTTTAAATGCTTCTTCAAACACACGACCAATTTCATGATTTAGTTTTAGCTGTACTGTCAAATCTACATTGCTTTCAACCTGCTCGGCTGAGTCAAAGATTTGTTTACCGTTCTCATCTACTACACAATGAAAAATTGCTTTAAACGGATCTGCACAATCGGCATTATCCCGAATAGATGGTAGTTTGATATAGACAGTTACACCTTCAGCAACATCAAATGGTGTCAATTTAACACCAATAACTTTCATTAAATTATCAAAGTTCATTCATTATTCTCCAGTTACTTCGCCTGCTGCTACTGGAGCACCTGTTACAGAAATTACGAAATCACGAGTTACAGCACCGTCGAAATCTCCCGAAATTGCATCAGAGCTTGCGTAACCATTTACGATTGAATAATAAGCTGGACCGGTTGGATCAGCGATATTTTGATAATAGGTCACTTTAACCTGTACTAGCTTATTCGAGGCGGCTGCCGCTGCTAGCATTTCCTGACCTACTGCACCCGGACGCCAGAAAACTGATAGGGTTAGGTCTGGTACATTACGCGAGCCTGGTAATTTTTTTGCATATTGTTCACCGAACACATTCACGCTTACCATGTTAGTTTCTGCACCTGCTGCCGCTGGGAAAGCACTGACATTTTCTACTACAGTAAAAGAAGTAGCCTGACCGCCACCTACTGGAGCATCTGCAATTTCTACTTTTACGTTGTTGCCAATAAACATTGTATTAAACATACTTTATTCCTTTAAAATATGGGGTGAATATCCTTTTCACCCCTTCGTCTTATTTATATATAAAGATTGTAGTACTTCATATAAAGTGCTAAACCTCTTAGTAATTCCCCTGTATAGAACCCAAAGTACATACTATTATTTTGTTCTGTTGTCTCATTACCACTACGGATAGCTGGACACCATGAACCATTCATTACGTGATTAGGAGTAATCACATCGTAATTTTTTTGTATCTCTGTAAACAATAGCTCTAATAACTCATGATCTGGATAACCAGCAATTGCCATCATTGAAGCCCCGGCTAACCATAGTCCAGACATATGACCTGTAAAACCATCGTAAAGTACTTCACCTGTATCTTTAAAATATGTTGGAGCACATCCATTGTTATTTTTCATGAACCACTTCAGATAGTTCTTCCAGTTTTGACAGTACGTAATAATTTTCTGAGGTATCGCATAATCTCCACGTTGATAGAGTTCATGTACTACATCACATCCTGCAAAAAAGGCACGAGGTTCATAACCTGACCATGCTTCAGCATACCAGTGCTGCATGATAAACGTATCTGGTTCCTCTCCATCGGGTAAGTACGCTAATGCGTCCTGTCTGTTCCATACAAAAGCCTGAGCACATGGGCCGGGTAATGCAGGTTTAAATTTATTAGTAAACCAGTTTTGGGCATCACAGAGGAAATTAATACTATTATTTAGTCTGGTTTCATCTATTGCAGTGCCGTTGAAACACCATATAGCGGGTAATTGATATCCCGGATATGGCAATCCTCGCCAACCTGAATATAGTTGTGCGTATGGATCGGTAATGTTACTGAATGGGATTAAACCTGGGGTATATGCAAGACTATCTAACATATACTGCTTGATTACACAGTCACCCAGGCGGGCAGTATAGCCATTACCAGTACTGTCATTGAATGTTAGGTTAAGAAGTACTGAATAATCCCCAGTACCGCCATCATCGTACAGTTCTGGTAGGTCATTAATACAATACCAGTCAATACGTCCTGATACGCCATCTACTGGATCATCATCAAGCAATAAAGTAAATTCCTCACGTCCTGTTAATGTAGGTTGTACTGGTACTAAATCAGGTTGAATCTCTGCCCCATCTTCTGGATCGATTACTAGCGGGTGATCTGGTTGATAGCTATTAAGTTTGAAATCAGAAAGTGCAAAAGTTTTTGTTACCCATTCACCATTAGTAGCGGGTAGCATTGCCCACCAACGCCAGTTATTATCATCACTTATACGGAAGTTGAAATTATCGTTATAGCTTCGATATGTGAAAGATAAAATATCTTGTTTCTCATTATCAAATATCCAGAAACCAACTACCATTCCCCCGTCACCATCCATAGTACTGGTAATTACGTTATCATAGTACTTTCCAGCAATACCGGATTGATATTCGAGTTTAGTAACAGTATTGGAACCATAATCACTAATCATACGTAAATCAGCAGTAAGGTATTGCCCACCGTCTGGTTTACTGATCCGTGTAAAATGATTTAACGGTATATTCATCGCCGTAATACTGCCATCGATATTAGTGATTGGCAGACCGCAACGATACTTAACAGAACCTGTTTCAGTTTTTGTTTTATTGGCTGTTAGGGCTACTGCAAGGCTCAATGCACTACCGGAAGTATCTACACCACCATATTCAACATAGAAATTACTTGAGTTATTGAACTTAAACCATATTGATTGCTGCTCTAGGGTAGTCTGTGCTGTTGCACTTTGATTGATGACAATGAACCCTTGCTCATCTCGTGAGTATGTAGCTACCTGATCACTGGGATAGAAGTAGTCATAAGAGATACCATCGGTGAACGGCGTAATCGCTGCTGTAGATTTACGGAAAAACTGATCGTACTTATCAATGTCTGAGTAGCCGATACAGGTGATCAACGAGTTTTGCCAGGCTAACCAGTACTTCCTGTCTCCGGTAATGTCCCATAGGAGTTTAGCGGCCTGACAGAACCACAATTCGGCATCTGAAGCGTTATCACTAAAGTCAAGATCACCATAGTTATCGATAGGTACATGTACCGGGCGGTTATGCCACCGTTCGTTACGTCCTAAGAGATAACCGCCATGCTCTACCGGATTACGAGTAGCATAGTTGAAGCGGTACATACCGTTGATAGAAGTATCCTTGAGCTGGACAGTACCGATCTCTGTAGTAAGGCCAGCTTCTAGTACATCACCATTACTATCTACCTTCCGGCCTGTACGGTCTACGATCCAATCAACGTCATAGGTAGGTGCTTTGTTGTTCCAGTCAGTAGTACCTTCTGAATCCCATGCATACACGGTTGCGTTTACCTGGTTCCAGCCTAATGAGGCACGTTCTGGAAAGGCAAACCATACAGCATCGAGATACTCACCATAGTTAGGTGCACCATGAGGAATCTGTGTACGTCCATTAGTCCAGTTGAATAGTACCCCTTTGAATCCACCATGAGTGGGGTATTCAGGATCTAGGGGATAGTTAGCCAGTACTGGAGCCTTTGCGTTAGCAATCCAGTTACAGCGTAGAGAACCATCTGGCGGATCGGGAAACGCTACACCACGATAGAAGGCAAGGTGATAACCATCAAAAAACTTTTTCGCCAGTTCAAGATAGTGCGGCTCTTTGGTGCACTCATAAGCATATACCGCACCCAGTATGGCTAATGACTGCCCTTCTGTAGTGGCATCACCATCCGGCTGTGCTTCCCACTGCGTTTCTGCGATGAAATGTCTGTTGTTAGCTAAGAGATAATCTGGATTAAAAACGTAATGCTGTGTTTTATTGTCCGTAGTTAATCCAGTATTTCGGTCTAAAAATTTTAAATGCCCTTCAATCATCTGAAGGGCATTGCTTAAATTACTTTTCCTGATCATTAGTGTAAATCCGCCATGAGTAGAGAACCGTACCAGGTACTGCCCCCGTCTACGGATAAAAATTGAAAAATATCTACAGAATCTTTAGTAAATGTCAGTACTGGAGGACGGCCATACGACCAAACTACGTTACCAGGCCACTGGATTTTATTTGCACCTGTACCCTGTGTAACGCATACAGTCACTGTCTGACTGTTCTTATTACCGCCTGCATTGATGATTGATATCTGTGTGTTCGGTACTGATAAAATAGCCGTGAATACACGTTTACCATCGGACATATCAAGCTCTAAAGTTTCTTCTACAGTATTTAGGTTTTTAATATCCTGAGTAATGGTTACTTTGGTATCGATATTGGCTTGTAGCACTGCATCTTTCGCATCAATTTGTGCCTTTGAATAAGTACCAACATCATTGTAATTCAATGAGACATTTGAACTTAGTGCATATCCGTTGACAGTAGTAATACGTAGAGCAAAGAGATCATTTGCCTGATTACGGCTATAAACATCGGTAATATCTGCTGCTACTAACTGGATATTAGTACCGGACAATGGTTTATTATTGATTAAGAATGTCTTAGGTACAAAAGTACTATTACTATAACTTAAACTAGCCATATCGGTAAGCTGTGCTGCCGTTAGAGTAATATTACCTGATAGTGCTACACCGTTTACTGTCTGCTGCTTTGAAACAAAATTAGTATTAACCTGAGTTTGTGAGTACACATCTAAAATATCTGCGGCTACAAGGTTCAAAGAAGTACCTGATAGAGCATGACCGTTTAGCTGGAAGATCTTTGGAACATACTTACTGTCTGAAGTTGTCTTAGAGTACACATCAGAGATATCCGCTGCCTGTAAGGTGATGTTAGCGTTCAGTACCTTTCCGTTGATTGTACGGGTGATAGGTACGTAACCTGCAAGATCACTGGCGGCTGCTGCACCCAGTTCAAGTAATGTTGGTTTATCTGCACTGGTATAGACCTTGTACCATGCCCCAGTAGATGCACTGGAGAAGTTACGCACGTTGATAACCGGCGTACCAGTTTTGGACACTACGAGCTGCGTACCGTTACTTGAGTCCAGATTAGTGATACCTAGCATGTCAGTACCAGTACTGGAACTACCAGCAGGTACTTTCACGAATGCGTTACCGTCCCGGCCCTGATAGTTAGGGAACTCTGCCCCGTTAGCACCTATCCCCCAGTTACCCCGGTATAGCTCAACCATCGATTGATCAAGAACACCTGAAGCTAATTTGGCATCTGGTGAGAAAACATAGGAGCGGGTAACGACGTTATCATAGTCAGAAGTATCGCTATAAGACGATAGATACCCGTTATACATTACATAGTTGATAGTAGTATCGTTTACGCCTTCATCTGGCATCTCTACTTTGACCTGTACCAGTTCCTGTGAATCAACCATAGAGTCAAGTACTGCGTGCTCTGAAGGGACGTAGTTAACCTGAATGGTCATATCGCCATAGCTACTATCACCAGTAGTACGGGAAACGTAAGACGCTCTATAGGTTTCTACAGTACTGACAGAAGTATTTTCCGAGATTGTTGGAAATGCTGATAGTTGTTGTACTTGTTTAAACGAACTTGAATTAGGATCTGTATTGTTAGTATCGGTACTAACCCAAATCGAGGTTAGATTACCTGTAAAAATTTGTCCCATGATTATTCCCCATAGCTAAATGAAATTGATTGTGAATGTACGTATGGGGTATCTATTGCTTCAGCCTGATTGCTCATAATGCTATCTTCGATTCGGACATTGAAAATTGCCATTGCTAAAGTACTATTAAGTTCGTTAAAAAATTCTGGCGAATAAATCATATCAAGTACTTTTTCAATTTCTTCTGATGCACTTTTAAAAGTTTGCCCTACTGCCACAAATTCAACTCTAAATTCACATAGGCTACGTACATCAGGACCGTACTGAACCTGATTAGCTCTTGTTAACTGGTTTCGGCTAACAGTACTGTCACCGATATAAACCATAGTTGTGTCATCTAAGGATGCTTTTGAGGGATATTGAAGATTTACTACTTTGCTTAATTTATTCATTAAGTACTTTCTAATTTGATAATCTGCCGTCATTTAGATATCCTCCTCTAAATCGACCTTTTTTATATAGTAATAGTTAGAGATACCGCTTAAGTCATCATCTATTCTATTTACTGAATACTCTTCATTATCGATTTTGAATGAACTGTGTAACTTGACACCAGATTTAGCACTGAAGTAAGCAATAGTAGTTTGTGTATCTTCAAAAAAAATCTCGTCTTGTTCAAAGATGGCTTTAATCGTTAATGATTTTCCATCCTGAACAATAACGAGATTTTCCCCGAAAGCATTAATTAGGGACTCGCTTTGCGAATTACTAAAAAATGCTCTCATTCATTATGCTCCAACACGTAGAACGTAGAATGCTTCTGGACGTGCTACAGCATGGTTGATAGTTGCCCAGATTCGCAAATAAAGACCACCACGATCACGTGAAGTAGTTTCATCCTTATCCAGCTCAACATCTGAACCCCATTGTGCGATTACGATTTGGGAAAAGTCACCCAAAATTACTTGATCATCTGCAACTAGGGTACTTTCGATTACTGGAATCTCACCCGCTAGTAATTGTGAAGTACCCTGGCCCTCTACTAGGAACTTAGCACTGGTATTTCCCTTAACAACTTGCTTACGTAGAGCTGCACGTGTCTTTGGTGACATAACAGCAACAATTTTAGAACTAACTACATTTTTAGAACCTAGTTCACCCATTGCATCTACTACTGCGTCAAAATCAATATTAGATAGTGCTGCAACTTCTTTAACGTTACCTTCTTTAACCGCTTCGGAAACTACTTTAGCCATTACTTCTTTTTCAAGACGTGAGGACGCACCTTTAATCATTGCTTCAGTAGTATAACGTTCAGCAGCATCGGAAGATTTCATCATAATACGAGTTAGATACACAGAACCGGTAAAATCTTTAGGCTCTAGTGTCACTTTACCATATGCTGGGGTTGCTTCTGGGGATTTACCATCTTCTTCAATGAAACCGAAAGCATCAGTAAAATCAGAGTTAAGTGCAGGTAGAGATAGCTTTCCGTCACCTTCAAGACCACTGATTACAGTAATTGGAAAGTTTGCTAGTACTGAATTAGCACGAAGGATATCGATGTATGAATCGTAATCAATAGTTTCTTGAATTAGATTAGCACCGACAGTAGTATTAACAGCACGTAGTGCACTAGTAGGAACTACCAAACCACGTTTGCCCTGTTCGAATGCAGACATATCTTCTTCATTTGCATATGAACGTAGGCCATTTTTAAGAGTAAAATCTTTTTTCATTTCATCATCCTTGATATTTTTATTTTCATTAATTTGACGTTTGAAGTCGATTACGCTAATTCCTTTAGCGATTGCATCCGACACATCAATATTTAGTACTTTACCGATAGAAGTTAGCTCTAGCTGACGTTCATTTTCAGTATTAGTTAATTCATTACTATTTAGTGGTTCTTCAGTACTGTTAAGCTTATTTAGCAAGTCTGGACGACTTGCAATGATTGCTAATAGTTCATCATCACTTTGTAATGCACGTGTTTGTTCTTCGAGAACTACTTCAGCTTCTTCTTGTTCAGTTTCGAGTACTTTTTCCTGTACTTCTTCTTGAACTACTTCAGCTTCTACGTGTTCATTTTCAGGTTCATTAATATCCTGAGTATTCTCTTCCATGAGTTCACCCTCTTGAATTGTTTTACTAGTACTATTTAGTGTTTCCAATTCGATTGGGATTTCATTTGGTTCGAGACTACGACCAATACCAGCATTAGTATCAGCAGGAACAGTTACTAGACTGACTTCATAAATTTCAAAGCTAGTAACATAGATATTATTACCTTCAATACGGTAATCATTAATGTTATAGCCGATGCTGATATTTGTAAGAATACCTTCCTGAATCATTTCCCATTCATCATTAGCAGTACTACTAATACGAAGGGTTGCACGACCTACACGATCTGAATCCATACGTGCACTTACGACAGCACCAATTAAATAATCTCGATTATGGTTATAAAGTACAGGAGCTGCGTTACTGCTATTGAGACGGCGTAAATCTGCATTCTCACTACCGCATAACAAAATTTCATTATATAATTCGCCGTTAATTTCACGTTCTACAGGCTTTTCACTGCACATTGCTACTTCAACGGTTCGCGATTCAATATCAATCGCCTGTAGGGGTATCGTTAGTTCCCTCTTGTTGTTCTTGATTTCCATCCTGGATATCTTCCTTATTACCTTTCTCTTTTGCGATTTCTTCCATTACTTTGCGTGGATCACCTCCTAACTCTGCAATTACTTGTGTTTTACTCTTTAGCCCTGCATCAAGTTGCATAACTTCTGCTTCAATATCCTTAACAGGATCTAGAGAAATAGGCTTCTGTGGGATATAACGAGCACAACATAGATCATCAAAATCTGAGAAACTTAAGTTTAATTTGGTATTATTTAGCATCTCATTCTTCAACCAGGCGATATAAATCGGTTTAAGTACTTTGCTTATGAGAACATTAGTACGGGTACGGAATGTAGTTTGCTGTAACTTTTCAGTTAAACGTGCAGCACTGAATGATGCATTTGAAGTATCAGAGAGAAGTGCTTGCTTAGTAACATTTAAGCCCATACTAATCTGATTCATTAGCTCATTAGTAAACTGATCTATACCATCTACGCCATTTGTTGGAGTGACAGTTTTAATATCCTGCCCTTCCGCTAACTCCCCTATAAAACCGGCCTCAAAATATTCGGTGTATACAGGCGTAACTTCATCGCGACTACCATCTACCAGATCGACCTGTGAGGTATCACTATTATTAGTTATGAATGCCATGCTTGAAGCACTAACACGCTTAGCCGTTAACGCTGCCTCTGTGAAGTTCTTGAGATCTTCCATTAGCTTACTCGTTGCTACCATGTCTGGAATGCCGCGTTCCTGAATCCCATCAGCAATAAAGTAATGGCAAATTTCAGAAGCAGGAATTACTTCATAATTAGTAGTGTCATAGTTATAAGTTACTGGATTGTATGCACAGAAATAGTAGTTAACGGGGCGGTGATACTTATCAAATTCGATACCGTTACTAATAAAGTTACCTGATGGTAGCCACTGGTTATTAGCCTGTGTTAAACGAGCTGCATCGATGATTTCTATCTTAATCATGCCGTCAATATTATGAATCCTTACAAATACTTCACCATCCTGAATACGTAGCTTCTCGCAAACTTGCTGAAAATTATCAAAAGACATTGAACCGTCAAGGCTAAAGTTAGTAGCGTTATATGCCCATCGGTCAAAAAGCTTTTCTAAAGTATTATTGATCTGATGAAGTTCTTCTTCATCTTTGTCTAGCTCTACAGCAGGCTTAAGGTAGATGCCATCACTACCAACTACCCCATCTACCGATAAATTCATGTACTTTCGTCCAATAGGGTTTTTCAGTACTGCATCCCTGCTAAAAGCCCTAAAGGTAGCTAACGATCTCATCAGAATGTAGTTGATATTTGTACCGCTATTCGAATTAAATCCAAAATTCAGTACAGAGGTATTACGTACTGCCTGTAAATCCTTCTTCAAAGTACTAGACTTCACAGAGCGTTGATTCTGTACGGTTGGTTTGATCTCTGGGAGTACTTCTTTTTGTTTTTTATTATTCCAAAACATTAGCGAGTCCTCCACGTGTTAGGCTTAAACACGGTGATACTCTTGAATGGCCTGCCATTACCCGATACGTTAAGACCGTTCATCTTTGCCCATAAGGCATTAGCACGCTTTACGTAGCGTTCACGCATGGTTTCAAGGGAGTAAAGAGATTCACTTACTAATGTTTTATTATTGATTGTTATACTGTAATTAGCCCCACCGCTAATCTTATTTGCAATTACTGCATCAATTTCATCAATCATCTGTTTTAGTTTGGCATATTCAGAAGTATGCAATACAGGGTTGATAACTTCAGAAGTAAAAGTACTCACATTGTTGTTAGTGATTTGCGTACAGAATAGCATTTCGCTTGCTGTACTAATCGCTAATGGAAGAGTAAATTCTTTTGAAGTATCAGACTGTAAATTATCTAGTGAAGTACTAAGACCGGATGATGTAAAACTAACTACAAGAATTGTTTTAGCGGGAACCATTACCGTAAATTCATATGGTTGTGTGACCATATAAATCTTTTCTGGTAATAATGCCATTCGATATCCTTATCATTTACCGAACCAGTTACTACCCATTCCAGTACGTCTTGACGTTTTTCTTTTTTCTGTTTTGGGAATTGGTTCTTCTGCTTTATTTATAGTTTTAGTTATAGCTTTCTCTGCTTTAGATTTGTGATCACGTAATCTTCTGAAAGGTTGGCTAGTACCTATCACTGGTGCAGATAGGGAATAGCTGATCGCTATCATTGCATACACTAAACAGTCTAATGCTTCGTTACGCTTCTGGCTTTTCTTGAGTCGCCAAACTAATTTACCCCCTGCTGGCTTCAGCTCTTCGGCACTAAGCTGTTCAAAATAATCTGAAGGTAGCGAACTACTAAAACGTAACTGAGTTGGTGAATCTTGTGGACTCTCTGATAACATTAAATTTAGAAGTTTACGTATATTATTTTTCTGTTCATGTACGTTTAATAGAAGTAGAGGATATTTTGCTTCTGTACTGGTCTTGAATAGTTCGCCAGTAGTTGTAGATCTGCCTTTGATAGAGTGATACTTAGACGATTTTCTTACCCATGTCCGTACTGTAGCCGTTGCATTACCGTTAGAACTATCAACGAATACCGCTAATGTTGGTGTATCTCTACCGCCTACAGTTTTAAACTGTTGCCTACAAAACACATCAAGCTCTGCCCATGCAGGTGATTCAATCTTAGTACAATCGTGACCATAGAAGAACTCATGGCCTAATACATAAACATTCTTCTCATCAAACCCTAATACAGTTGCTTCAAGGCGGTCTAATTGCTGGTCAACGCCAATACAGATCCCAAGTACACTATCTGGTATTGCTTGTAAGTTAAACTCATCTTCACGTAATGATTCTAATTGGATTACATCTAATTCTTTCTGGTATTCATCTTCAAACGGCAAACCTAATTCATTGTTATAGAATGTTTGTAGGTTGAAATTGTATAGAGCATCTGCAAACTTACTTACCATTTCCTCGATTGAATTAAGCGGAGAGTACATACGGCTGATCATATACCCCACTACACCCTTCTCACCATTTGGGTTAGTTGCGATCCATCGCCCCTTATTAACCATCTGATGCCGTGTATGCTCGTCTATTACTGCTTCACAGTGAGGACATAATAAACGAGTAGTTGTACTGTCTGGTATTGATCTACCATTCTCTAATTGCTTAAAGCTAAATGCTACTTGTTCCCATTCAAAAGTATATTCATGACCGCATGTATGTGTGACAAAGTATCTTCTTTGGTCTGATAAATTATATTCAGCATTAATCAAATCATCTTTATAGAGGGGAGTACTGGAAACAACTACAAGTGCGTCATCACCGAAAGTACTTGTTCTGGCCTCTGCCAACTTGATTGCATTACCTTCATCTGTAATTTCTACGTTTGAAACTTCATCAAGTAATACTACCCGACAAGTGATACCCCGAAGATTACCAGGAGTATTTAAATTTAACCAGTATATGAATGTTCCGTTAACGAGCTGTGTTTGCTTCGAATTATTCGCAGCATTTTTATTATTTTTGTCTGTCACCAATGGTGCAAGTACTGTACTGGTTTCGATGGCTGGCATGAATTTACCATCTTTAAATTTCTTTATTTCGGATTCACTACTTGAACCAAATGCAAGGTTACAAGAATTATTTGCAATTAGTTCAAAAGCGATTGATTGTAAAATGGTCGTTTTGAGGAGCTGCGAACAACTTTGAAGTACAATCTTCTTTGTCGATCGCTCCTGAGCAATATCCATAGGTTCTTTTTGGAATGAGAAAGGAACCCAATCAAGCCCCATATTAGGACCATCAATAAACTTAACTACACCATTACTAATCCACTCACTTGTTTTCTGTATCTTCGGTGGGCGGATCGTCGGAAAAACCTTCGCTAGTATCCTTGTTACTTTTATCTTGTTCGTATTCATCTTCCATGATTTCCATATCTTCCGGTAGCTCAAATTCCATCGAGCCTAATTGGTACAAAGTACTGTCTATTTCTTGTTTTAATCTATCCCTTAGATCTTTAGCGTCAGTTTGTGCAAATAGTTCTAGATAGACTTTTGATGGGATTGCACGCATTGCTGTTTTTACCTGGAACAAGTATTCTGTTAGTACTTGCTCTATGTAGACAGTACTGACCACCTCGCCGTTCTTCTCTTCTAGCTCTATCTCTGCAATTGCCGCTTCTGCCTTTAACTTACGATATCTCTCTTTCTCAATTAGTTCTTTGGTATCTGTATTTCTAAGAGGGTTAAGAATATTTTCTATTACCCATTGAGTTATTTCGGGCATTGTCTTTGTGCAATCTAATCCACGTGCCACCCAGTCGCGGCTAACAACACTGGGATCGTAACCATACATAGCGGCAAGTTCGGCGTACTTTATCGTTAGCCCGGTTGTTCTTGCTCTTTTTGTCATTTATTTTTTTCCTTTGCTTCCCACTTGCATATAAAGTGAATAATGTATGCATATCCTGTCGTGGGTATTGTTATAATATCACATACAAATTAAAGATCGCGTGGCGAAATCTACGCGTTTTGTGTCAAAATCGCAGGGGGACCCAAAAAAAGTACTGCAAAAGCATATACTTATTATCATCAATGTTAATGATAATAGTTATCGCTGTATGCACATATGTGAATATTAATTCATTTATTAATCTGCGTGCGATTGCAGTACTTTCACTACTGACCAATCTTGAATTGATTCTCCCCCTATACACTGCTCTGTAAGAAGCTCTGACAGTACTGAGTACATTTTTACTACTCTCTTCTTCTCGTAGCCTGTATAGCTTTGTAGAGCGTCTGGTGAGTACTTCCAGCGACCTATAGTGAAGTACTGCGATTGCACACGAATGTATTTATAGTTGATTGATACTGTCTGTGGGTATACGTGAATGTCGTATTCATTCCAGCGTATATGGATAGAGAGGATAGGTTCTTGCCTTGATGGTTCGTAGCCTGAGTACTGGCCTGTGTGATCGATGTGTGTTGTTCCGTTGCGATAGTGCTTGAATAGTTCCATAAAAAAAACCCCATAGTTGTTTAGTCTATGAGGTATTTAGACCCATTAACACAGTGAGCTAATGGAATTAGAAGTAAGGTTCAATCTCTTTCATTAGTTTTTCAACAATTGCCCTATCTTTATCATTATCTATTTTTGTAAAATCGTTAGGACTATTCACCATAAATTCAAAGTTTTCATCATTATCATTGATCCAAATTACGCCTAGCCATTTACGATTTATATGAGCTAAGATATTACTTGCTACGTAATAACAAAAACCGTCTGGATCATTATGCACTAGACTTTCATCCTTTATCCCCAACGGGTATTTAGATTTAAGTTCAAAGAGGCATAAACCATCTTTATAAACTTTCCAGACCCCTTGTAAATTAACCTTATTTCCTTTCAATACAGAATCCACCTCACCATTATCAAATAAAATATGAACATTCCCATGTTCTGTATAAGTAATGATATCTTTATCTACGTCATATTTGTACAAGTCACCATCAAACCGTATATTAAGCCCTGTTTTGGTTGTTGTGCATTTAAACATTTCTTTTAATACGTTTTGATTAAACATATAATGCTTTCCTCTAAATTTTCAAATTTGTTATCGCCGAGGAAAACGATATAATTTGGTAATGATTTTGTCCAAGTGATTTATGCTGGCCTTTTTTTCTGGCCGATTTGACATGACTTTTTCCGACGAATCTAAAATTTTATATAAGCACTTATATAATTCGTATGATTTAAGTGCAATTTTTGACAATTATACTCGCCGTTTGATAAGATGCTTGCACGAAACAAAAAAGCCCAAGAGGGTGGGGGAATTTAGCTAACTTCCCTTGACAAACCACCTTGAGCTTGATAAGAATCATTAAGATCTAATCTGTTTCACTTCCCTTCCCTAGTACAAAACTCTATTTTTCGTGCCCTACTTCCCAATATTCGACATTTTGTAAACCACTATTTTGAGTTAGATCAGCGTATGTACCTGAGAAAAGCCAATAGGCCTGTACTCGCCTTGTATTGCCCATACGCCTGCTCTACGTAGTGCTGATAGATAGTATCTGTCCTGTACTGGCACTATGACCTTATCACAGTACTGGAGAAGGTTCTTAAGAATGATGGGGAAGATATCCCGGTTAATGTGTTCATCAGTAAACCTACGATCTAAACGGGCGACTTCGACCACGCCAGCCACCAATGGTAGTGTGCTGGATAGATCACCACCCACAGCATCGAGCCAGATCTTTTCTGAAGAGTTATTGTCAGTAGTGAAGTACTTCACGAACGGAAGTTTGTCAGCTCTCGAATCGGTCTGAGTAGTTAGAACACAGAACAAGTTATGCTCTTGGAACCAATCGGCCTTACGTTCAATCTCGCGTACCTGCTGAGTATGTATGTCCTCTAACAGTTGTTTGGACTCTCGCCCTCTACCTATGATCACCGGGCAGCCGTTGATGTTTGCCCTTGTTCTCAGCTCCATACCCAGAAGTCTTCCATCCGTGGATGTTATCGGTACTGCCCAATGATCAATTACCATTTTTTTTATTGCTCACTATCGTTAAGTATCTGATATAGATCATTTTTTCACCATTAAAAAGCAAGAAACTTTTTAAAATCCTCCCGGAACAGGTAGGTTCTAGTAACTATTTTGAGCGGTTGAACTGACAGGTTGTGTCAATCTCTTGTCATTTTGTGGAGGGATAATTAATACTGTACATACATACAGTGACAGAGGGAGGGATGATAATGACGAGCAAAACAGGTTTCAATCCGGCACAAACTTCAGGGGTACAGTTGTTTAACCATCTTGAGCGTTGGTATCGCGTTTGCTATCAGGGTGCAGTACTGGAGCATGTGAGAATAGGTGAGAAGGTACTGTTTCAAAACCAGGCGGGTAAGTACTGGTTAGGTACTATTGAGAAAGATGCTTACATGTTTGTTGGTGAGGAAGCTTTTAGTACTGTGCTTGATGCCCTAGGGTATGATGGGCAGGTAGAGAGGATGAAGGCTTTAGCGGATCAAGAGGATTGGTTCTGCGATCAGGGTGAGTTGCCTTTCTGAAAAAAATGCCAGTACAGTCATATACTGGCTGCTTAAGATGAGCTAAACAAGAGGTACTCCAAAGTAAAAACTAGTTTAAGCCTTAACTGTTCTCTATGAATATTATCCTAGTTGTTGATTGCAAAAGTAATTGTTTCGTATTAATAATACCCTGTACTGCATCCTACTGTATTGGGTTGGTTTGTTGGTAGTAGGATGCAGTACATTCAGCAGCAATTGAAACCGAACGGCGTGGTGGCTCTTTATGAAAAAAATGTATAAGAAAGCAACAATAGCTATACTTAGTTTCGTTGCCGTTTATATAGTATGTTTAATGACAGTATATAAATTAAAAAACGGTAATATGGACTGGGGTAGTGCCAGTGATTTATTAAGTTCATTAAGTACATTTGGTACGTTCCTTGTTGCATTTGGAGCCTTTTTAAAAGCTCCCGACTGGATTAAACAGCGTAAGTATGAGGATGGTTTTGCTTTAGGGAGGGAGTTGATTACTGAAACTATTCCTACACTTTGTTCTAAAGTTGATAGTGCTACTGTTGACACATACGTTGTGAAAGAGGATATAGATTTAATTTCAGAAAGCGTTACAGAAATAACGACGCAAGCAATGTATGTAAACAATTTGCAAATTTTGAAAGGTGGTAATCTTTCGCTCTTAGCTCCTATGGAACTCATCAGGAAATTACGCCGCTTTGGCTGGCATCTTAAACCTGATGCCCATACACTGATTAAAGAGATGATTAAACAAGCCCATCAAATTCGGAGAGTACATAATCGCATATGGATACAAATAAGAAAATGCCATAATGACCCGGCTTATGATAAAGGTGAAGCCACTTCATATAATGAATTGATTAAGTTGATGGATAGATTAACAATTACACATGGTAAGTTTGTCGATTTAGGCAATAAGTTTGAAGAACTCTATTCAGACGTAGATGATTATTTTACAGTTAAATGATGAGCTTAAAATGCCAGTGTTCAAGTACTAATTTACATATCATCTGTAACCTACTGGTTTAGGTAGTTTTGTTAATGTTTTGTTTACTGATGTTTATCCAATGTTAAGATGAATTGGAAAACTATGTTGTACCCGTGTTGGCTCATTTGAGAAGCCAGTACCGCAAAGTACTGGCATTTTTTACTGAATCTCTGCCCCGATCTCTTTCATTTTATCCAGTACTTTATCAAGTTCTTCTTGCGATAGTGCTAGCTGTGCCGCCATGTAGAACAGTATGTGTAGGGACATATCGCGGGGAGCCGTACCGCCAGTGTACTTACGCCATTGGTTATTGCCTGAAACGCCAGCCAGATCAGCCATCTGTGTCCCGGTGAATCCAAGCCGTGTTTTCAGTTCGTTAAGATCGTCAGTACTTGGTGGCGTGTATTGTTCAATCAGTCGCATATGTTCCCTACAAAGCAAAAAGCCCCTTGCGGGGCTTCATGTTAGATAAATTTTAGTAATAACGTCGTTATAGTCGCGACTGCACCGATTAACCCGCTGGCGACTACAATGGGATACCACGCTGATTCTCTGTTAAGTTTACTAGTCTCAGCTATTAACTTAGCAATCTCAGCATTTATCTTAGCTAATTCAGCAGCAGTCATTTCGTTAGTACTCATCGTTCTTCCTTTCGGGTTGTCGGGCTGCGACTATTCGCTACCCTGTACAGATAATATAGCCCCTTTGGTGCTACTTTGCAAAGGGTATTTTAATCAAATTTTTTAGTTACTTAGACCACAAAGAAGTTAAGTTATGCTTAACAATAATATGACTTCCATCATCTGAAGACTCATAACTAGTAGTTACTGAATATGTAGAACATTGGCTTTTACTGTTACTAATATCATCATACAAATGTTTTAAATGTTCTTCTTCTGCTTCAGCTTCTTTTAGTTGTTTCTCTAACTCTGGAGTAGTTCCAAAGTATTCAATAAAATTTCTAATGGCTGATAGCTCACTTTCTTTTGTGCCAATTTTGCTACGTACTGCATTTTTAAGTGCTTGTGTTAAATTTCGTTCATCTTGCAGTAGAATTGTTAAGTGTTCATGTTTCATGTTTGTACCTTTCTTATTATTGATTTGCTTTTATTTGTAGTACTTCACCAGTAGGTGCAATACTCATCACATAGCTAGCACTTTCGTTGTCTCTTGTACGTTCGTAACGTTCCTCATTTAGAAGAATCTGTTCAATAAGATATTGATTATCTGGTTCATATTTGAGTAACTCCCGCAATGCCCAATCTTCACTATCTTCGAGTTGTTCAATATATTTTTTAACTTCTAGATTACCATCATTAATGTATGTGTTAATATGGCGTACATCTAGTTCTGCTGGTACTTCAATTCCGTTAACGCTAAATCCTAATTTCATGTTTTTTCCTTTTATTCTTCGTTAGTAACTTCAATTGTAAATTCATCACCGACATCGTAACTGTTATTCATAAGACGTTCTGTTATATGAAAGCTAATCGTGCCAGTTAGTCCATTAATTAAAGTTTTTCCGATTGCAAGATACTGATCTTCCAAAAACTCAATTTTGAAGGTATATGTAAACGTACCTTTGATGCCTTCTTTTTTCATAGCTTGTGCTGTGTATTCTTGTAAAAATCGTTGTAAAATTGTCATTTTATTTCTCCTAACGTACTAAAAAGTTATAGTACTTGATCCCTTTTAAATAGTTTGTGTGTTATTTCTGCATTTTCTAAATCATATGATTCGATATTGTGGTTTGCTTTCATGCCCTGTAGGAACAGTATCTTTAGTGCTTCTTTACCATACTCATGTTCATCTGACAGGAAACGTAACCCGAATACGTCACTGTAAATCATATCGAACTCATGAAAGCTATTTTTGATTCGTGTGTACTGCTTATTCCAGTAGTAACTGGTATCTCCTGACTGGAGGACAATACCAGTCAGTACCTTATCTTTGAACACCCGGTACTCTGTACCAAATGAGTAGTTATATTTTTCTATATCCATAGATTTACCTCTACAGATATTTATAGTTATGACAGTATGTTTACCTAGTTAGACCCATTCAAACATGGGTTGTACTTTCTCTTGCTGATAAACCTCATGGTCAAATACACATTTATAATTTAGTTTAGATAGTTGACGTACTAGAACATCTGTAAACCCATATTCATAGCATTCAGTATAACCTTCTGGCATTGAGTCGCGTTTAACAGCAACCCGGTACTTTATATTAGCATTATGTATTTTCTGCTCATCATGAATGTAACCAATAGATTTTACGTCATGCTTGAATAAACGAAAATGTGAGTACTCATAATGTATGTTCCTTTTTTCTAGTTGATCCATACGCTTAAGTATATCACTGGTATATCCTAGTTTTACATAGCAAGAACCAGTATGAATATTCTTTACATTACACATATAGATGAATTGCTCTTTCTCCATTTTTTATCCTCATTGCTGAGGCGATAAATAGTACGCTAACACTGGGCGGCCTTCGGGCTGCCTTTTTTATCGCCTTTTGTTTTTTTAGTACTGATTTTTAGTAGAGGTAGCGGTTAGGATATCTATTATATAAAATACTTAATTACTAACCGCTACCTTTTATACTTACATACGTAACTGATTTAGTTTCGCTTTGATCCCTTCCAGAGATTGCCTTGCTTCCACGTGTTCGGTAGCACCTACGTATGGCGTGAAAGCTGGCTTAGTGAAACGTAAGCCTGTTAGCGATAGGTGGATCACCTCACATACCTTGATAACGCTACCGTTCACCTTTGCGTTCTTACCCTTACTAAGAGTGATGTAACGCTCTAGAATCGCTTTAGCCCCCTTAGATGAGTTGCTTTCTAACCCAGTACTTCCCATCGTTACGCATTTTGACCACATAGGATGTTTCAACATAAACGCTGCATTACCCGCAAAGTACTCATGTAATACTTTCTGGATCACGGCATCTGCAATGTCACGGATCGCGAAAGCATCTAGCTTCGTTCTATCCGCTACCATCCCTACGATCAGTTCACGAATAGTGTTACCTGTTGGGAAGTAATCTGCGTCCATGTGAGCACGATAGAAGAAGGTACGATCATCTATGAACCCTTTCACTAGTAGTTCAAAATCATCCTTATGTAGACCACGTGCTAGTAGTTTCCCAGCACTCTGATCAACCGCTGTATAAAGCTCTGTAGCCTCTTCTACGGGCTTCACGTTCCCGTTGATGGCATCAGATAGGTACTCTTCTATAATCGCGTTCTCTGCGTCTATAGCGGCCTCTTTCAGCTTCTTAGCAGTATCGGTAATGACTGCGTTGTTTTCTCCATCACCATCTTCAAATCGTAGCGGTTGAACGACGAAATCATACTTTTTCAATTCTGTGCTAAGGAGTGAGAAATCATTAGCGTACTCACGTGTTCTGTGTTCAGAGTATGCGTAATCAATACCAGTAAATGAAACTTCAAACTTTCCTTCATGGAAGTACACCATACTCCCAGCAATATCCTTACGGTACTGACTAGTAAAAGAATACTTTGCTTCATCTGTTTGAAGTGCTTCATATGTAGTTTGTAGAAGTTCTTTCATTACTTTAGCATCAGCAACTACTTCAGTACGATTAAATATACCAACCTCTACCACTTCTTTTCTGTTCACGTAGTAAGTAACGCTCTTTAGCTTTTTGATATTACGGAAACGGTTTGTGAATTGTTCAATACGTGCGGGATGTTCATCACCAACGATAATAACATCTACCTCATCTAATTGGTTTTCAATTGATAGTCCTTCAACGATACTGTACGTACCATAAAGTACATCAAATTTCATTTCACCACTTACATATAAATCTACTACATCATCATCATTTTTCTTATCAGCGTTTACAACTAAGCCAGTACGGGTACACATTTGATTTAGTGCTTCACACTGTGCTTTATCATTTAGTAATACTATGGTTTTGCGTTTACTTGTATTCAACTGATTGAGTACTAGATCCTGAACCTTTGAAGCTACTACAGTACTAAGTACTTTACGTGCCTTACTCGCTTTATAGACCTTGTATACCTTGTTAAAGTGAATACCAGAGAAATCATCAGGTGAAGCCGTTCCTGACATCATAATTACACTTTTAAACAATGGGAAAGCGGCAATTAGACGGTTAATAACATTAGCCTTATAACCATAGTCTAAGAAGAATCCGTGAACTTCATCAATTACTAGTGTCTTATCAGAAAAGTACTCTTGATTATCATGGCGTAGAATAGTTTCTATCTGGTTCCATGTACAAATCCCAGTACTGAATACATCATTATCGCCATTGAACGATAAGCGGATTGATGTTAACGGTACTAATACGATGTAACCTGGTTTTGCCCTACTCTCATTTTCTTTAGTCTCAATAAACTGTGTAGTCTTACCAGTACCTACAGATGAGTTAATAAGATTTACACCATGAGAAAGATCCATCCTGCTAAAAATGTCACTAATGTATTGGTTCTCTTCTAAGTTCCATTCACCATCATAAATTGATGAATTTCCCGCTAGTTCTTCTCTGAGAGCATTTGATAGTATTCTATCAACCACCGTACCATTCATCACAGCCTGACGTAATTTCTCTGCCTCTTCTTTTAGAGCTGCCCGGTCAACTACACGCGGTAGTAATAGTTCCTCTTCCATTTTGTATATCCTTATATTATCGCGTTACTTCCTGTAATCGCGTTGCTACTACTTGTTAGGCCAGTAGCATTTACCCCTTGATCATCATTTCATTGATTAGATATTGGATTGCGGCAGATTGCCCTTTGGCTTTTCCTGTATCTATTAATTGTTTCTGTAATGCTTGTACCTGTGATTCGTTAAGGCGTACAGACACACGAATGTCTTTATTTTCTTTTTTCATTTTGTCATGCTTTTCTCGATAAATTTTATACAAAAGGTAGCCCCATTGCGGGGCTATTCTTATACAAAAGGATTGGAGTTTATAATGCTAACGTACTGACCTGACGTTAAAAGGTTTATACTATGATTATACCACAATAAGTTTTTTCGTTTCATTTATTTATAGCTAAATGAAAAATAACTCTTGCATATTATACCATTATATTTATTTATGTTTCATTTTTCTGTACTGAAACAGGAAACAACATATGGGAAAGTATCAGTACTGGCACAAGCATACACGCACCTATAACTAAGCACTTAAATAGACCCGTCATGATTGTAATTGTTAGTATGGTTATTAATAAAGCTAAATTTTTCATAAGTACCTCTTTATAAAAGTATTTATAGATTTAGCTCCAAAAACTATCGAAACCAAACGGTGTATGTTTAACAGTACCAGTTACACTACAACTCATCTCTTGAATAGCTGCAATAAGCTCCATTGTAATTTTATGAGGGTTGAAAACTGCACTACAAGCCTGACACCCTAAATCAGACATGGGAAACGTTTTAGTTAGTACTTCAGAAGTATCAACACATAGCTTGGTAGCAACGATCATCCCATGCTCAAACTTATACGTATAGATCTGCTCGTTAATCGAATCTTGAGTTTTAGTGAAAATCGTCAATTGAGCTTTCTCTTTAGTGTTTGTCGTGAAGCTGTATCCATCTGGAAAGTACTGACTAATCGAACATTCGTTTTTTGACATTTTTAATCCCCTTTTCACTACCAGCTCAATCAATGGAATCAATTCTACTGGTTGTATCACATGCCGTCAAAACACTGCTTTTAGGTAGATTTGACATTTACCAGCCGTCATATAGACCTTCAGATTCCTGTACTAAAGCAATATTCATATCGATTTCACTCCCTAAACTAAATTATCTTTACTATTTCGCTTGTAGCTTTTACTATCCAAATCTGAACACTTTAGCCCACCGGGTATATTATACTAATTATATACCTTGACTTTTGGCAAAGTGTATGATTCCAAAAACAGTATAAAACACTCTGGGCAGTACTTTTTAGTAGTTATTACTCTGTTTTCGCTTCTCTTCCTCTCCCCCTGCGGTTAATAATTGAGCTATCAAAAGCCATTACTAGTGCTTAAACGTCAAATTCTTCCTGTATGGCGTTCTGAGAGGCTTTGCTTTTAACCCATCCAACTGCATTACCACACATAAAAAAACCTCGCAGGGGCTATCCTACGAGGCTGAAAATATACTTTTAAATGAGAAATGCCTAATCAATCCATTCGATCATGTCTTCATTAACTATCAAATCAAAAGTTTCTGGTTCTCTGCTCCGTAACAATTCTAGATAGTAATAGATATCTGTAACTGTTTTTAATCTTGAGACATATAATACCCAATTTGAACCGTCAGATTGTACTTTAAATACAGTACTACCTTTTTCTTTGACAATGTATGTTCTTTCTTTATCCCGCTCAGTAATGGCTATCTCTTGCAGTACTGATCCCCCACCACGCTTGTTATCTATTACTAGGGTATGTGAAAGCACATCATTGAAGTATTTGATATGCACAAAAATGCGTTTATCAAACACCCAATAATGTATACCAGAAAGTACTTGCTTAAGTTCTTTTCTTACTTTTGCCCGCAATTCAACATTCATCGGATCCAGCAAGCTATCCAGATTGTAGTTAAAAACAGGAATATCTTCTTGTCCCATTGAACTACTAATTCTGTTTTGAATTTCTTCTATACGATCTTGCACATCGGTTAGACCTTCCATCAGAGGTAGGGAAGTTTTTTTACCAGTTGCTTTACGTTCTGCAATTTTTGATAGGTATGTTTCTTCTTCATTACGAAGTGCTGATAACTCAACTTTGAGTAGTTCTAAGACACTATCATTATTAGCGGAGTTTTCATTCATTAGCTTATTGAAATCTACGCCCATTACAACATTTAGAATATTCTTCTCAATGCGAGTGTACTGTATAGATTTTGCATCACATCTCTTTTTCTCTTCACGAGTTCTGCATATCACATACTTTGTGCGAACATGATTATAGTGAATCGCAATATTCCCTTTGCAACACCCGCATTTGAGAATCCTGGAAAACAAGTTTGATATATAGTCATCTTGGCCTATAGTTACATCTTTACGTATTCTGTTAGCTACACCATTTTTAGTTAGCTTTGCATTCACTCTTTCAAATGTAAGATTATCTATAATCTTTTCTTCAACTACTCGCTTATCGCGAAGCACTCTGAGTACGTTTACAGTACTCCATCCATCAGGTAATTGTTTAACAATTGCCCCTGAACCTAATCCAGATTCAGACAATGTAAAAATTTGTTTAACTACTTCTGGCTCCAGTAGAAGATCTTCGGCAGGCTTCTTTTTCTCCGCCATAACGGTATCCATCATTCGATTAGCAATCGTAAATAATTCTTCGTCAATTATTTTTGGATACACGTTTGGGATTTGTTCACCATTGTATCTTTTATGTTCTCCTAGCAAACGGCGATCCCGTATCAAGCGAGAGACTCTTACCATTTGCCATCTTGGATTGTTTATCCTCTTTACAATTTCACCAGTACTTAAACCTGATTTGTACCATTCGAAACACTTAACTATTAGCTCCGCTTGTTCCTGAATGATTGAGTATTTGTTTCCAACGTTTTCCAACCAAAAGGGCATACGGTTTGATACTACTTCTCCATTAGAAGCAGCTCTAAGCACTTTGTTCTGCCAGGCGACTTTTGACCTTACTGATTTCATTAGAGATTCATTGTGTGAACGCTGTAAGATGATTTCCATCAGGATCTTAGAAAAATTGTCATCATCACGTAACACAAGACCGGTACTTATATCATGTACCGCAATACCGCTGACTACGATAAACTGAATAGTGTTTTCAGCCCAGCTAGAACGTCTGGATAGTCTGTCCAAAGATGTGACAATCAATGCGTCACCTTTGCCATATCTGCGATCACGCACATCCTGTAAAAATTTCCCCAGATTGGATTCTGGAGATATGTTGGCATTTTTGAAGGCCGACACCCCTTCGTCCGTTATGTATATCCTGTCTTTGGTGAATTTTTCGGCATTTTCCTTCAAATATTGCTCAATTATTGACCTCTGATCATCCAATCCTGCTCCACTCAATACTTGATCAAAAGACGATACACGCTCATAACAAATAGGACGGTACAT